GCGCGCAGAGGGTGACCTTGAATTCAACCTGCGCAGCGAGAGCATAGGGTATTTGCTGAAGTCGCTCATGGGAGCGGTGGACAGTGACCCGGTGGGCGGCCAGGCCGGCGCCTACGATCACGTGTTCACTGTGCTGCCGAACGACCCGGAGCACCCCTCGCTCACGTTCGCGCTTTCGCAGCCCGGCCAGCAGGACTATAAGTACCCGCTGGCGGTCGTGACCAGTATCGAGTTCAAGGTGGCGCCGAACGACCTGGTCATGGCAACCATAAACTTCATTGCCCAAAAGGAAGCGGAGAAGGGCGCGCCTGCCTACGAGCCGACCTTTGGAAGCACTGACGTTTATTTCCGGCAGCAGGACGTCCATTTCTACCTGGCAGACGTGGGCGACGACCTGGCCGGGGGCGCCGAGGTCCTTCTGAAGGACTTTGTGCTCACCATCCCGAACGGCGGCCGCGCGGACCAAAACATTTCCGAGTATAACCCTGGAAATGTGATCGCCGGCACGTTCGCGCCCAAGGGCAGCATGACCCTGGACGAACTGGACAAGACGTACCATGACTTTTTCACCGGGGGCACGTACAAGGCCCTGCGGATGAGCATGGAGCGCCTGGACGTCACTATCGGCAGCAGCACCCATCCCAAGCTGATCGTGGACCTGTTCAAGGTCAGCGTGGAGGGCTGGGACCCTGACCGGCCGATAGACGACGTGGTCAAGCAGAAGCTCGAGCTGAAGGTGCACTACAGCGAGGACGACGCCAAAGCGCTGGAGATCACCTTGCGCAACAGCACTGCCGACTACGACGCCGAGCCGGGCAGCTAGAACATCAACCTGGGGCCTGTATCGAACAGGCCCCTGCGGACCAAAGAACCAAACGAACCATGGACACACGCGAAACGAAAACCATCACCCTGCCTGTCAGCAGCACTGTGGTAGTGGCCTACACCTACCTGACCGGCGCGGACCAGCTGGAGATCGAAACGGCCATTGCGGCCGCTGTGGAGGTCAGCAAGGCGGGCGCAGCGGACATGAAGGCCGGCGAGGCCTACCGCGGCCGCGTCAAAGCCCTGGTGGACCAGCTGGTGGTCACTGTGGCGGGCGAAACGGACAAAGCCAAGAACTGGGCCACCCTTCAGGGGCTGCGCTCCCAGGACTGGCAGGAGGTCATGACGGCCCTTGAAAAGGCGGCTGCCGGCATGACCGCGGAGGAAGCAAAAAAATAGCCGCCAGCTACCGCCGTTTAGTCGAAGGAAACCGCGCGACGCTCACTCCCAGGCAGGACGTCCTCGAGCTGATGATCTACCTGGGTATGAGCTACCGGCAGCTGGCGCAGGAGCCGGAATGGGTACTGCGGCTCGCGCGGATCAGGATGGCAGAGGAAGCGGAGTACCAAAATTACCAGGTACGAAAAGCAAAAACGAACTAGGACCATGGCTGAAGCCCGACTGCAAATCCTCATTGACCTTGAAGAAAACGTGTCCAAAGCAATGGACGGCGTTGGCGCGAGCATAGATGGAGTGAGCGCGAAGGCCAAGAACATGGAACCTGTTTTTAAGAAGATGGCGCAAGTCGGCACTGCCGGCTTTTTGGCTATCGCCGCGGAGGTGGGCGTGGCCATAAACGCTTTCGCGGAAAGCCAAAAGCAGCTGCAGGTGGTGGACAGTATCATAGGCACCCTTGGCGCAAAGACCTTAAAGACCATGGGCGGCAGCTTGGAGGACGCGCAAAAGCAGGTCCGGGAGTTCGGCGCGTCCATGCAGGCCATGGGCGGTATCGCGGACGAAGCGGCCGCGGAGGGCGTGGCCAAGCTCACCCAGGTGACCGGCAATTACCAGCGCGCGCAGGAGGCGGCGAAGATCGCGGCTGACCTTTCCATTTTCAAGCACATTGAGTACGCCGACGCAGTCATGGTGGTCAGTAAGGTGCTGGCCGGCAATACCGGCATACTCGCGCGGTACGGCATTGAGATAGACAAGAACGCCACCGCCGAGCAGGCCCTGGCCGCGATTGCGAAAATGACCGCGGGGCAGTACGCGGCATACGGCAAGACGATTGCCGGGCAGACCAAGATCATGAGCGAGAGCATAGGCGACCTGCAGGAGAACATCGGCCAGGCGTTCCTGCCGGCGCTCACCAAGGTGCTGGAGGTCATGCTGCCGATCATCCAGGCCATGGGGAAGTGGGCCGCAGAGCACCCCAAGCTGGTGGCGGGCATAGCTGCCGTCGCAGCGGGCCTTTTTGCCCTCCTGGCCATCGTTGGGACGCTCGGTATGGCCATAGGCGGCCTCACCACTGTGGCGGCCGCGTTCGGCGTCACTGTGGCCGTCCTGCTGGGCTGGGTGGGGCTTATAATCGCCATCATTGTGGCGGTGATCGCCATTGGCGTGCTGCTTTACAAAAACTGGGACGTGATCAAGGCAAAAGCAATCGAGATATGGGGAGCCATTAAGGCGTTCTTCAGCTTGCTGTGGCAGACCATGGGCGACGAGGTCCGCGCGGCGTGGGAGGCGATAAGGAATTTCTTTACCGGCATTTGGGCGAGTATCACCGGCGCCGCCATGGCCGCATGGTCCGCTTTTACAGGCGTGCTGCAGGCGATATGGGGCGGCATTAAAACTTTCTTCAGCGCCACCTGGGACGCGATCAAAGCAGTGTTCCAGTTCGCCGTCGCGTTCCTCGCGGGCCTGGTCATACTGGCATTCCAGGCCATGGGTATTGACATAGTGCAGGTGTTCATGGATATAAAAAACTTCTTCACCACCACCTGGGCCGAGATACAGCTGCAGTTTTCGGCGGCCATGGAGCTCATCAAGCTGGCCTGGACCGAAATGTGGGGCGCGATCCGGGACTTTGTCAGCCAGGTGTGGGCCGAAATAGTGGCGGTGTTCACCAGTTCAACGGCGGCGGTATCGAGTATATGGACGACCGGCTGGGCTGCGATAAAAAATTTCCTGCTGCCCATTCTTACGTCCATTAAAACTGTGGTGACCGAGGCATGGGCCTGGCTGAAGTCGAGCTTTAACGCAATTGTCGAACCGATCCGCAGCGTATGGCAGTCGCTGTGGAGCTCGCTTGGCGCCATCGTCACCAGCGTTTGGGAAGGAATTAAGAACGTCGTCAAGGAGAGCATAAATTTTGTCATAGACAAGATCAATTCCCTGATCGCCGCGGCGAACAGCGTGGCCTCGAAGGGCGGCAGCGCCATAGGCATAAAGGCGCCGCAGATACCGCTTATACCCCGCCTGGCCGAGGGCGGCGTGGTCACGCGCCCCACCCTGGCCCTCATTGGCGAGGCCGGACCCGAGGCGGTTATCCCCCTGAACCGCGCGGGGCTGCGCATGGCTGGCGCCGGCGCGGGCGGGGTGACCATCAACCTCACCCTGACCGGGAACACCTTTATGGGCGAGGACGACCTGGTGGAGAAGGTCAGCAAAACGCTCATGCGCGCGCTGAAGGACAATGTGCGTATCTAGCCCTTGCAATAAAACAAGAAGTGCTATACTGAACCCATGCCCAAGGAAAGGAAAGACGCCACCATTGCCAGGTCCGACCCGGAGAAGCGGGCCGAGATCGAGGCGGCGCGCGGTATCGTGCGCGACGGCGAGGGCCGGATCATCCGCAGCAAGGAGTGGAAGAAGGAGCGTGCGGCTTACCTTGGAGAAAAAAAGAAGGATATGCAGAACCGCATATCGAACATTGACGCGGAAGTCGCCGCGCTGGAAGCAGAACTGAACGCCTAACATGGCTGACGTAATTTTCAACAGCTTTAAGCGGGACATCATGAACGGCGCCATTGACCTGGACACAGATACTATCAAGGTCATGCTGGTGACCGCGACCTATGCGCCGAACCAGGATAGCCATACGAAGCGCAGCGACGTCACGAACGAGATCAGCGGCACCGGGTACTCGGCGGGCGGCGCGGCCCTGGCCAACAAGGCGGTCACCGCGGACAATACCGACAATGAAGGCGTGTTTGACGCAGACGACCTGGCCTGGGCGGCGGCGAGCTTTACCGCCCGCGGCGCGGTCCTCTACAAGAGCCGCGGCGGCGCCTCCAGCGCGGACGAGCTCATTTGTTACCTGGACTTTGGCGCGGACAAGACCGTCAGCTCGGGAACCTTCACGCTGCAATGGAGCGCGGAAGGGATCATAAATTTGAACTAGGCGCGCTGCCTGCAGCAGCTTTTCGTAGCCCCCAAGGTGCGTGCGCCTCCTTGGGGGCTTATACTTAACCCAATGACCAGCGCCGAAGAAAAAAAGCCGAGATACTACCTGGCTTTTGGCAAGGACTTTTTCAAGAAGCACCAGGAGCGGCTGCTGGGCCTCCTGAACGGCCGCCTGACGCGCCGGGCGTTTCGGTGGGTGCTGCGCATTCACCGCTTTGACCTGCCGCTCCACAAGGACATCCTGGAAATATGGCCGCACTATTTTGTCACCAGCGCGCCGGCAGAGTTCGGTAAGAAGGGCCGGCTGCGGGTCATGAAAGCTGCGGTGTTCCGCGTGCACCCGAAGTACGGCAAGCGCCTTTACTACGCATTCCGGCCCCTGTGGTGGGCCTTGCACTTTTGGGACTGGCTGCTCGCTGACCGCCTGGCGCCGCAGCTGTCCTTTGGCTTTAGCACCCTGACCGCATACCCTGATCCGGGCACTGGCGGTCCTACCGGCAGCGCGACTGTGGAGCGCGGCGCGAGCAATGAAAGCATAAGCACAATACGCGCTGGGGCCGGTAGCTATGCGTCCTCCACTGACAATCCCAATTGGGTAATTGGCTTTCAATCCGACAATACGCAAGCCGCCGCCGGAAAGCTGCGGGCACTGGATAGATTTTTAATGACCTTTGACACCAGCGGACTGACTGCCGCAGCCACTATTTCTGCTGCGGTACTTTCGATTTACGGCAATAGCAAGCTGGACGCTGGTACTGCAGTTACCCCCGACGTGAACATTTATTTGCCCACGCCAAGCGTAAATTACAACTTTTCTGTCAATGACTTTAACATTGCAAACTGGGGCAGCACTGCGCAGTGCGACAGTGCGATCACCTATGCTGGCTGGAACACTGCAGCGTATAACGACTTTACTCTGAACGCTACCGGCAGGGGCAACATTTCCAAGACCGGCATATCGAAATTCGGCTGCCGCAATGCAAATTATGACGTTGCGGATGTAAGCCCCGGCGCAATGACCAACAACACCAGCCATTCGCTCTTGGGATACCTTGCGAATGAAACCGGGACCACCAAGGACCCCAAGCTGGTAGTTACCTACACTGTGGCGGTGGACGACAGCGCCGCGCCGGCAGTGCAGAGCGCCACCTTTTCCATTCCTGCCTACAGCGCGAACTACAGCGGCAGCGTTCAGGCAGGCGTGCAGGCCATGACCTTCAGCGCGCCGTCCTATACGCCTGTCATAGACAACACGACCGCCCCGGCCGTTCAGGCGGCCCTATTTTCGCTGCCCGGCGTTACCATCCTCCTGGACAGCACCGCCACGCCCGGAGCGCAGGCCCTTTTATTCTCCATCCCGGCCTATGCCGAAGCGTACAGCGGCAGCTATTCCCCGCCTGTCCTGGTGCTCACCATTTCCATCCCGCAGGCGATATACCTGGGCGGCGCCTACGCGGTGGTCATAGGCGGCGTGGACCTTTCGCGGCAGATCGTCATGGGCAGCTTGAACGTGCAGCTGCGCCTCAACCAGCAGGTGGACACCGCCAAAATGAGCATGAGAAAGTACGGCAGCCGGACCTATACCCCCGCGGAAGGCGACGAGGTCCAGGTGTATGACCCGGACGCCCAAAAGATATTTGCCGGCACGCTCGCGCACGTGGTGAAGAAGCTGGACCAGGGCGTGCTGCAGTACGATATGCAATTTTCGGGATATGCCGCGCTCTTTGAGGCCCGGGTGGTGAGCGAGGCCTACGAGGACATGACCGGCGACGCGATCATTGCGGACCTGCTCGCAAACTATGCCGCGGACTTTACCGGCGCCGGAGTGGTGGCCGACTTTGACGTCACAAAAATCACGTTCAACCGCTGCACGCTGAAGGAGGCAATTGACAAGCTCGCCAAACTATCGAATTACAGCTGGTACGTGGATTACGAAAAGGACCTGCATTTCTTCCCGCGCTACACCGAGGAAGCGCCGCAGCCGATCACCGACGACAGCGCCAATTATATCTATGAGAGCTTGCAGCTGGACGACGACTACAGCCAAATCCGCAACCGGGTGTACGTCCGCGGCGGCGAGATCAGGGGCCTGGCCCGGACCGAGAGCCACGTGGCTGACGGCGACCAGCTGCAATTCCCCCTGGCCAACAAGTTTGCCGAAATGCCGGACGTCACTGTGGACGGCGTGCCGGTCAATATGGGCGTGGACTTTTTGAGCGACGAGGACAGCTACGACGCCTTTTGGAGCTATGAGCAAAAGTACCTGCGCTTTAAGGCCGGGACCAAGCCGACTGCCGGGCAGGTGGTGGCCGCCGCGGGCGTCCCCCTGTACCGCCTCATTATGCAGGTGGAGGACCCGGTCAGCATTGCGCGCCTCGGCGGCGATCCTGCCGGCGTGTACGAGTTCGTGATCAACGAGGACAGCATTTTGAGCGAGGACGACGCGCGCGCGCGGGCCCAGGCAGAGCTCGAGGCCTACGCCAGCAAGGTGGTGGAGGGCGGCTTTAGCACCAACACCAACGGCTTTAGGACCGGGCAAATTGTGCACATATCGAGCGGTAGCCGCGAGGCCTCCGGGGACTTTATAATACAGGCGGTGACCATGAACATGATCACCCGGAACCTTGCCGTTTACAGGGTGAGCTTGGCCACGCTCCGCACGCTTTCGATTATTGACATCCTCATTGACCAGGTCCGCTCCGGCCGCAGGCCGTTGAGCGACAGGTCCGAGGACGTGCTGGAGCGGTCCTATTTCCCGAAAGAGAACCTGACCATTGCCGAGGTGGTGTCCCGCGACATTGACGCCTCGCTCCCGGAGAACCTGGAAGTGACCGAGGACTTGGCCAGGAACGTAGGGGATCCCGAGTACGTGTACGCGCCTTACGTGCCATCTTCCCTTTCGGACGTCAAGGTGGCCGGCAGATACGGCAGGTCCATATACGCTTAATGCTATAATCAAAGCCATGGAGCAACCCCTTGCGCAGAACCTGAAAGTGATGGTGAACGTCCACGCTTTTTGGCTGGACGACAAGGGCCGCTGCACCCGGCAGGATCACGTTAAAAACATCGTCACTTACGCCGGGCTCGAAAAGCTGCTGAAGCGCGCGGCGCAGCAGACGAGTGACGACTGCTACGTGAATAAGGCGGCATTGGGCGACGGCCTGGCCACTGGCGGCGGCGCTCCGGCCGTTGGCGACCTGACCCTGGCCAACGAGGTATACCGCAATGACGTCATAAGCGCGACCGGGGACCAGAACGTGCTTTACCTGGACGCGCTTTTCACCCAGGAGGAAGTGGAGGGCGATTTTACCGAGTTCGGATTTTATATGGACGGCGCGGCGGGCGCGGACACTGGGGAACTTTGGAACCGCGTGGCGGTAAGCTGGAGCAAAACACTTTTGGAGTCGCTTTTCGTCCGGGCGACCTTCACCATCGTGAACGTATAATGCCGGACATCATCGTGACCTGCGCGTGCGGCCATGAGCTCAACGAAGCGGAGATCAAGAACATGGCCATGAAGATGGCGGCCATGGGCGTTTCGGTCACCCAGGTGGAGCAAGCCGGCCAGGTAAAAAGCGTGGACGCGACCACGCGGCCAATTACTGTGGCATGATCAGCGACGCCTACGACATAACCGCGGACGACGTCAAGAACGCAGCGCCGGTGGGCGTTATATCCATGTGGCCCGCCGCAGCCGCACCTACGGACTGGCTGCTTTGCCAGGGCCAGTCGCTTTTGCGCGCGGACTACGCGGACCTTTTCGCGGTGATCGGGACGACCTATGGCGCCGCGGACGGCACGCACTTTACCCTGCCGGACCTAAAGGGCCGTTTCCCGGTGGGCAAGAGCGCGGTGGACACCGAATACGACGCCCTGGGCGAAACTGGCGGCGAGAAAACCCATACCCTGATCGCGTCCGAAATGCCCGCGCACACGCACAGCTACCCGAACGACGCCGGCAGCGGCGCGCCCGGCAGCGGCAACGCGGTGGCCTACGGCGGCGGCCAGGGCGGCGCGCACAGCTCGAGCAGCGCTGGCGGCGACGGCGCCCACAACAACCTGCCCCCCTATATCGCCCTCAATTTCATTATTCGCTACCGCTACGGCGCCCCAGTTTAACGTCCATGGCCAAACAGGACTACGAAAAAATGAACGAGCAGGAACTGCGGGCCACCCTCATGCTGAAGGACGCCCTGATCGAGGAACGCGGGATCAGCGACAGGCGGTACGCCATGAAAATGGTGGAGCGGATAGTGTACGGAATGCTGGCCGTCATATTCCTTACAGTGCTGGGCGCCATTCTTAACCTGATCGTGAACCGACCACCCACCCTATAGCCATGCAGAA